GATAATCAGCCATTTCAATAGCGTTTGCAGAATCGTCATAAGCAATTAAACCCTCGAATGAAATTTCACCTCCTTTAACGCCTCCGATATATTCAGAAAATCCGTTTGAATCTTTTGTTGTAGCTTCAGGCGTATCCATTGATAATGATAATGAGCAGCTTGTTGTATGCCCTACTGTTGCGCCTTCAACTTGTAAAATTAAGTCTGTACCGTTAAATACTCCTGTTGTAGCCATTTATAAAATTTTTTAATGTTATTTAATTTTTTGTAAATATACAAATATTTATTTATTTAATTTATTCTGAAAATTTATGCGCGTTGTAACTTAATCCTAAAAATGAGTGAACACCATCGCCATCTATATCTACTGCATAAGACTTCCAACCATAAGGATGGTCAATAGCACCGTCTTCATCAGCTTCTAAATCTTTCCATAAAACATCAACGTGCCATTTATCAGATAATACTGGTGCAACTACTTCGTTACCATCTTCATCGTATTCTCCTTGCTCTAAAACGATATTACCTAAATGTACTATGGTATGTTTATGTGTTGGATATTCGTTACCATTTTCATCTTCAGCTACCCCTAAACCTTGTATTTTAGTTTCTACTTGTTCTTTGTTTGAAAAAGCATATTTAGCTATTTTTATCATAATTTTATGTATTTACTTTTGGTTATTATGTTAACTTTTTTTAATTATCTTATCTTATTGTATTTGTTATGTATAGATTTACTCTTGTTCTTATCATAAGTGTAATTGTTACTATTAACTTGTTAATGCTTGTAATTCTGCGTCTGTTAATGCTTTGTCAAAGTATTGTATTTGTTTAGTGTTTCCGTAGAAATTAAATAAAGATGTACTAAAATTAATATTATTTAAATTTACAGGCGTTCCTCCTCCATTTTTTCCTGTGTTTGCTACTACCTCAATACCATTAATCCATAATGAAAAATCATTATTTTTATACTTAATAGCTATTTTATTAAAATTACTAATGTTTTGTGAAATATATTCTCCTTTAAATGTTTCAGTACCATTAGAAACAACATAAGCCTCTATTTCATTTGTAGTTGTGCTATATCTAATTGCAACTCTATTATTAGAACTACCATCATTTATTCTTATATCTCTAAAAGTTTCAGTTTCAACTAAAGCACTTATCTCTGCCATCAAAACACCCTCACTATCATTAAACACTTGCTCATTACCTGCACCATTACAAACTTCTGCACTCCTCGTTGCTATACCTCCCGATGTAGGAATATACGATGTAGCGTAACCGCCTTGTTCTAATTGTGCACCAAATAAAAATATTTCTCTTGCAGTAGCGCCACCAAAAGTAGATATAACAATATTTCCCGCTGATGTTGCAGTTGGTATTGTTATTTCAATTCTTTGCCATTCTCCAGTTAAAGTGAAATTATATTCTGTACCAAGATTTGCTAATCTAATTGTTTCTCCAACATTACCTTTTACATAAACAGATACAGTATAAATATCAGAATTTAAAGAAAAATACCTTGCAATGGTTTGGTTTGATGAAGAAAAAGTTATTTTATCTGCATTTAAATTTCCATCTGGAGAAATAGATTGATTTGCTAAAACAGAAGTTCCACCACTTTTATTCCAATAAGCATTATCAAACGCTTCTGAATAACTAACCAAATTACTCCTCTGTGGTTCTAATAATAAACTTGGGCAACCAGTTACAACACCATCTATCATAGGATAGTTTAGTCTTGGTACATTACTACTTACTGTTTCAATTAAGCCTTGTTTGTTTACTCTTGTAGCTTGTCCACTTCTACTAAAGTCAAAATCTCCTACACCATCACTTGGTAATACAGAATATACTTTACTTGCTTTGTATCCACTTGGAATTAAGGCTAATTTTGGTTTTACTGCCATATCTTTTAATTTATCATTTTTAAATAACTACTCATAACGCAATCCCTACTTTCAATACTACCATTGTCATCTTTAACACGATCTGAATAATCCATTGCAAAGCTAATTGATTTAAATGTATTTTGTGTATTAATATAATCTTGTAAAATACTAACTTTTAAATCTAAAGCCGATTGCGTAGCCGTTGAAATTGGTTTATCTAAATCGCTGGTATTATCTACATTTGGCAATTCTAAACTAACGTGGTTAATATCTGAAACTTTTGCATTGTTTGCAATTATATCACTAGCTTGCTGGCTTGTAATTCCAACTTTTGCATTGTTTGCAATTATATCACTAGCTTGGTCTGTTGTAATACCTACCTTTGCGTTGTTTGCAATTATATCTTCCGCCTGTTGTTGCGTTATTCCTACTTTTAAAGTGTTTGCAGTTATTTCACTAGCTTGTTCAGTAGTTATACCTACTTTTAAAGTGTTTGCAGATATTTCATTAGCTTGTTCAGTAGTTATACCTACTTTAGAATTATTAGCTATAATATCACTAGCTTGGTCTGTTGTAATACCAACCTTAGCATTGTTAGCTATAATATCATTAGCTTGCGTTGTAGTAATACCTACTTTTGCGTTATTAGTAAGAATATCATTTGCTTGTTGCGTAGTAATACCTACTTTTTCGTTGTTAGCTACAATATCGTTTGCTTGCGTTGTAGTTATTCCCACCTTAGCGTTATTAGCTACAATATCATTTGCCTGTTGCGTTGTTATACCTACCTTAGCATTGTTAGTTACAATATCATTTGCCTGTTGCGTTGTTATTCCAACCTTAGCGTTATTGGCAATAATATCGCTGGTTTGTTGTGAAGTTATTCCAACCTTAGCATTATTAGCTATAATATCTTCCGCTTGTTGTTGCGTTATTCCAACCTTAGCGTTGTTAGTAATTATATCATTCGCTTGTTGTGTAGTAATACCTACCTTTGCATCATTTACAGTAACTCTAACATCTAAATCGTCAATATTATCCTGAAGTAAATTGTCGGCGTTTAATCTTGTTATTTCCTCTGCGTCTATATTATTTTGCAATACATTATCAGCGTCAATTCTAGATTGCCTATCTGTATTTAATATTTGATTTGTAGCGTTTGAAACTGGTTTGTCTAAATCGCTCGTATTGTCTACATTAAATAACTCTATTGCAACGTGATTAATATCTGAAACCTTTTGAGTATTGGCGACAATTTGATTAGCCTGGTCTACTGTAATTCCAGTCGTTGTAACTTGAACAGTTATTTCTTGGGGGTAATCTTCAACTATTACAGTAATATTATCCATTCGTTATATCTTGAATTACTTTTATTGTGCCTTGTATATATGTTCTTACAACTCCATTTGGAAAAGTCATTTCTACATCGAAATAATATGTATTTGCTGGCCAATCAATTAAAAAAGGATCTATTGAAAAAACACCATTAGTAGGATCGGAAATTGTTATTCCTTCGCCATTTGTAATTTCTTTTTGAACTTTACCTATTTTTGAGTTATATCTAAATTGTGTTTTTATAGCAGCGCCAGTTATATCAATAGGCGAACTATCTTCTGTATTTAAAAGAGTAAATTGAACACCATCGTAGGTATCCCCTTTATATTGGTCGTCTATTTGAACTATTGCAGCTACACTCATTTTTTTTATTTTTAATTATAACAAAAATACAAAATTTTATCTATTGTTTATTTTTTCCAATGCTTTACAATTTTTTCCGCTGACCTAGCACCAAAATAACCACCGTAAACCAAAAGCAATAACGAACTTAATAAATCAATCCATTTAGAAGCTATTTTAAAGCCTTCTAAAGAACTATCTAATATAATGTAAATAAATAGTGTTAATGTTAAAAAAGCAAGTACTAAAGGCCTTATATTTTGCGTTAAAAAACTATCTGTTTTATTATCTGATTCCCACCTTTTTGTTATTTCAGACATTTCTAACATATCATATTCTAATTCCTTCAACAAAAGTTCTTTGTCTTTTGGATCAATAATTATATCTTCTTTTATTTTTTTTGAAAGTAGTTTTAAACTTTCTATTCCTGTGATATTTCCAGCTAATTCTATAATTTCAGGCGCAACTTTTTTCCCTTGTTTAACTAACCAACGCAAAGCATCGCCAACCCTTGTAGTTCCGTTTTTATCTTTATATGATTGTTTAGCCATTTTAAAAATTGTTAGTTTTTACTATCTTTATTATATGTAAAAAGGGCATAATGTTAGCTTTTTTATACATTTTTTATTTTAGATATATCTATTTTGCAACCAAACATAGAAAGTAAAGTAATTAAATTATTTAGGTTTACATTTGCTTTTCCTTGCTCTAATTTGCGTACTACTGTTAAAGCAACCCCTGCACGTTCTGCAAACTCTTCTTGGGTAATATTTGCGTTTTTTCTTCTTGTTTTTAAAAAAGCAGATATATTATCTATACCTGTTTCATCTTCTTTATCTAAATTTGGAATAATACTTAAAGGTTTAATCGATTTTAGGTTTAATAAATAACACCCTTTTTTTATATGTTTATGTATTTCATTTTGTTCTACGGCATCAATATCTTCTATTTCTGAAACAAAACATATTACATCTATTAAAGGTTTTTGACCAAATACTTTCAATTCATTTACCCATTTCTGTATTTTTTCTGAATGAGATTTTTTTAAATGAGATAAAGGCCTTGTCATTCCTTTTGTTGTTTTTCCAATATAATGAACTTCATTTGTAAATGGACACTTTAGAGAATATATAAAACGTTTTTTCATAATTTAAATATACAAAAAATAAACCCTTATTATATGCATAA